ATGACAAAGAGAGCAAAGTCATTTAAGGCAAGACACGCAAAGAATATTGCAAAGGGCAATATGTCTGCTGCTTTTTGGGCGAACAAAGTCAAGTGGTGATATGGCAATTAGGGATAAACGCACTATCGAAGGCATAAAAGCTGAGTTAGAAGTGCAGCTTGAGTTCACTCAAGACCCTAATCTCATTGTTTTTACTCCTTTGATGGGGTTAGGTTTGGTAGATATCGTCACACTCAATAGAGAAACAGGTGAGTTTAAGGCTTATGATGTTAAGTCGAGGAACTACAGGAAGTCGAATTACATAGCAAAAGATGGGTGCTATAGGAGAACAAAAGGCAGGTTAATCTTAAGACCTCGCACAAAAGAACAAAAGAAATTAGGCGTTGAAATTATTTATCCTAAAGAAAGAGATGACAAATGAAAATGTATATGAAGAAAACAACTGTTAAGAAAAAGAACAAAAAGACAAAACCAAAAACAAAGAAAAAGGGTAAGTAATGCCATTCAGTAAATACAGTTCTAAACAGAAGAAACTTGCGAGGACTGCAAAACCTAGAGATAAAATTACAGGTGAAGACTTTAAGTCTTTAAAAAAGAAAAAGAAAAAGAAGAGGTAATCCCATGCCGGAAATGGACGATAAAACTCTACAGGCTTTAATAAGCGACCACATGGTTGATGCGGTTAATTATTACGATACTGAGTATTCTACAGACAGGGCAGAAACACTTGATTACTATTTAGGTGAGCCTTTTGGTAATGAAGTCGAAAACAGGTCACAAGTTGTTGCTACAGAAGTATCAGATACAATAGAGTTTTTGATGCCGCAACTGATGAAAGTTTTTCAATCGTCAGACCACTTTGCAAGATTTATTGCAAGAGAGTCTGAGGATATAAAAGCAGCAGAACAGGCAACAGATTTAGTTAACTATGTTATAAACAGCGATAATAATGGTTTTGTTAATATATATAATTGGTTTAAAGATTCTTTGCTTTTCAAAATTGGTGTTATTAAAACTTTTTGGGAAGAGAAGATACAAACTGTTGAAGAAAGTTATGAAGATTTAAGCGAAGAAGAATTAACAATTCTATTAGACGATGATGATGTCGAGGTTGTATCTCAATCTATTAATGAAGTAGGTATCATTGATGACGGTATTGAGGGTATCGAAGATAACGTAGAAGAAATATTAGAAGACGCTGTACAGGGTGAAAATCAAATACCTTTGAGCGTGACTTACGACGTAGAAATCAAAAGAAAGAAGAGCAGCGGAAAAGTCAAGATTATGAACATACCGCCGGAGGAGTTCCTTTTCTCAAGACGTTCTGTATCACTAGAAACTGCTGACTTTGTTGCTCATCGCTCTTCAATGAAAGTAGGCGACTTAGTTGACTTAGGCTATGACTATGACACAATCTTGTCTCATTCCGGTTACAATGAAATTGACAATGAAGCAGAAGTGCAACAGCGTTTCCAAGACGTAGAAGCCGGTACACGCCATGATGGTAAGAACGACCCTACAATGCACGAATGTCTTGTTACAGAGATGTATCTAAGAACAGACTACAACGGAGACGGCATACCTGAGTTAAGGCGAGTATTAACTGTAGGAGAAGGTCATTTTATATTAGAGAATGAAGCCTTTGACCATATACCTTTCTGCATAATATCACCGATATTAATGCCACATAGAATGATTGGTCGCTCTGTTGCTGAGATGGTTAAAGATTTACAACTTATCAAATCAACTATATTAAGACAGTTGCTTGATAATATGTATCTAACAAACAACTCACGAGTAGGTGTTGTCGAAGGTCAGGTAAACTTAGAAGATTTACTATCGGCAAGACCCGGTAATATCGTGCGTATGAGAGCACCCGGTATGGTGCAGCCATTAGCTGTTCCGCAGATTGGTACAGCAGGTTTTAATATGCTTGAGTATATAGACCAAGTGCGTGACCAACGTACAGGTTTCTCAAAAGCAAGTTTAGGTTTAGACCCAAAGGTGTTGCAGTCAACAACGGCACAAGCTGTTAATTCTACAATACAGGGTTCACAGCTAAAGACAGAAATGATTGCTCGTGTATTTGCAGAAACAGGTTGCAAAGATTTAGCAAGAATTGTATTGCATCTATGTCAAAAGCATATGACAAAGGAACGTATTATTCGTGTTCGTAATGAGTATGTTACGATTGACCCAAGAGATTGGGAAAAAGAGTTTGATATATCTGTTGAGGTCGGTCTAGGTAACGGAAAAGAAGAAGATAAAATGGCTATGCTTTTACAAGTAGCCGGTAAGCAAGAGCAACTTATACAGACACTTGGTATGGGTAACCCTGTTGTTAAACCAAGTCAGTATGTCAATACGTTAAATAAGATAATCGAAATGGCAGGATTTAAAGATACATCACAATTCTTTAATTCAGCAGAACAGATTGACCAACTTCTTGCACAGCAACAACAAGCTGCTCAACAGCAAGGTGGTGTGTCGCAAGAGTTTGAGTTACAGAAACAAAAACTACAGGCAGAAATTGCCTTAGACCGTGAGAAGATGATGATGGAAATGCAGTTAGAGCGTGAGAAGTTCCAACAACAGATTGCATTACGTCGTGAAGAACTACAAGCAGAATTAGATTTAAGAGAGCAAAAATTAGCATTAGGCGGAGCGATAAGTACGAATCTACCTAAAGCATAGTAGGGGGAACAATGTCACTAGATGACGAAAGACAACGTGGGTTGTTAGCAGAGACTCTGCGAAACAATCCTTTGCTGAAAGAGATATTTCAGACATTAAAGGATTCTTACATTACGGATTGGTCACAGACTGAATTAAGTGATGTTGAGAGTAGGGAACAATCTTTTTATTTGTTGAAAGCACTCAATGATATAGAGGGTCAAATAGACTCTATCATATCAACGGGTAGATTAGCGAGTCAACAAATGAGGAATATTGTTCGTAATAATAACAAATAATGGAGAAGCAAATGGTTGGGATTCCCGATGAAGGAACTGACACGGTTGCATTAGATACCAACGATGCAATCAATTTACTTTTGAATAGAGATAACACCCCTAGTCAGGCAAGTGAAAATATTCAAGAGTCGGAAGATACTCAAGAAACAGTATCGGTCGAAGAAGCAGACAATGAAGAAGTGACGGAAGTTTCACAAAACTATTCCGAAAGTTCTGAAGAGTCCGCAGAAGACTATCAGGATAGTGAAGAATCTGAGGAAGAAACTACTGATGTTTATGTAGCAACAGTTGATGGAGAACAGGTAGAAGTTACTGCAGACGACCTGTTAAAATCTTATCAACTCGAAGCGACCGCACAGAAGCGATTGCATGAAGCGGCAGAGGAGAAGAAACGTATTCTCGCTGAAGCACAGCAAGTTGAAGCGGAAAGGAAACATTATGCAGAAAATCTAAATTTAGTGATGCAACAGATGCAGCAAAATCAGTCAACGATGACTAATGAGCAATGGCAACAGTTGTATGACGAAGACCCCGTCGCTTATGTAAAAGCGAAGGAGGATATTCGTACACAACAAGATAGATTTCAAGCATTGCAACAAGAGCAGATGGTACTTGCAGAAAGACAATTACAGACCGAACAGGCAAAACTCCTTGAACGGATTCCTCAATGGAAAGATGCCGAAGTAGCTACGAAGGAACGTAATAATATTGTTACCTATGCCAAGCGATTCGGGTTTACCGAACAAGAAATCGCTGCTACAGCAGACAGCCGTGTTGTCGATTTACTCAGACGTGCCTACTTATATGATGCGTTGCAACAAAGAAAACCAACTGCAACAAAGAAAGTAAAGAAAGCACCGAAGATGTTACAGGCAGGGCAGCCGAAAGCGAAAGTAAATGTTTCCGAACAAAACCGAAAAACGGCTTTTGATAAATTAGCGAAATCGGGTCGCAAAGAAGATGCGATTTCATACTTACTAACTAAATAACTGATTAAGGAAAAACAAAATGGCAACTTACGCAACAGCAAATGCGATTGGTCAAAGAGAAGATTTATCCGATATCATTTACAGAGTTGACCCTACTGAGACACCTCTTGTGACAGCAATGGCAAAAGAGACTACATCAGGCGTGACAACTGAGTGGCAGGTACAAGAACTTGCTGCTGCGGTCGATACAAACTATGTAAATGAAGGTGCAGACTACTCTTACGTCAATCCAACTGCTACAACAAGACTGAATAATGTCCACCAGATTTCTGCAAGTGCAGCACAAATATCTGGTACATTAGACGCGGTCGATACAGCAGGTAGAGACAGAGAATCTGCCTATGTAAAGGTTTTAAAAGGATTAGAGCAAAGACGTGACATTGAGAAATCATTGTTCAAGAACGAAGCTAAATCCGGCTCAGACCCAAGAAAAACTGCAAAACTATTAACATGGATTACTAACGGTAGTAAGCCAAGTGACATGGGTTTTGCAGCAGGTACAGGTGCTGATACCGCAGACGTAACAGGTACAGCAGCAGCACTTACTTTAGCGAAAATTGATGAAGCAATCAAAGCTGCTTACATTGATGGTGGCTCACCAAGTATGCTTTTAATGTCCCCGACAAATAAAGTAAACTTTAGTGGTCTATCTTCAGGTTCAGTTGCAACTAACCAAATCACATCAACAGCACCAAAAGAAGCATCAATCATTGGTTCAGTATCTCTATACTTATCCGACTTTGGTACTTTAGATGCTGTCGTTGACAGACAGGCAACTGATGCTGAAATGTATGTAATTGACAAAGACTATGTATGTCTTGGTTTCTTACCGGGCAGACAGTTTAGTGTGTCAGATGTAGCACCAACAGGTGATACAACTAAGTTTTCAATCATTAGTGAATATGCACTAATCGTGAAAGCACCAAAAGCACACGCAGTAGTTATGGGTCTAAACGGATCATAATAAACTAAAAAGGAAGTGGTGGTTGCTCCCTTGCCACCACTTTCACTATATAAGGGTTACACATGAAAAAAGTAATATCAAGTGACGGCATAAGTAAAACCACCACAATGGATTACGACGCCAATAAAGAAGAATACATTATAGAAACTGTACACAAAGTTGATGGCATAAAAGATTTAGCCAAAGAACAACTACAGCAACATCGTGCAGGTGACATGATTGGTAACACACAAAAGCACTGGCAAAAAGTAGGCGAGATACCGAATACAATTTATTATGACTTATTGCAAAAGTTCGGCAGTCCACAACAGAATCCAAAAGCATGGTTTCGGTGGTTGCAAGATAATGACAATAAAGCATTCCGCACAACAAATGGTAGGTTAATTTAAAATGGCATTTAGTACATATAGTGATCTAAAAACATCGGTAGCTAATTTTTTAGCACGAGATGATTTGACATCACAAATTCCTGATTTTATCAGATTAGCAGAGGCACGTATGAGTCGTGAACTCGATGCACGTTCTATGGAAAAGAGGGCGACTGCATCAACTGCAGGTGGTGATGGTTTTATATCGCTACCAACTGATTTACGTGAGATAAGGAATGTGCAACTAAATACCGACCCTGTAGATACCCTGGAATATTATACGATGCAAATGTTGAACACGCATTATGCAGGGCAGGGTCAGGGCAAACCAAAAGCATACAGTATCGTAGGTACTGAGATTGCTTTAAAACCAATACCTGATGCAGTATATACATTAGAAATTATTTATGGTGAAAGTGTAACGGCATTGAGTGATGCTGTTACCAATAACACAATTTTACTTAGACACCCTGATGCGTATTTATATGGCACATTAATGAATGCTTATACATACCTTATGGATGAGGCAAGGGCGACACAATACGACCAACTATTTTCACGAATTATGGAGGAGGTCATTCGTGATACCGAGAAAGCACGTTATGGCGGTGTGCTATCAATGAAAACAACTTATAGAGGAAAATAACAATGTCAGCTATGTCAGATTATTTAGAAAATGAAATACTAGA